TAATTTAAATACATACAAGGTTGAACAAACAGCCACTACAGGTTCTGCTGCTTTGCCAGCAGGTACAACTGCTCAACGTGACGGTAGTCCTGCTGTTGGTTACACTCGCTTTAACACCTCCTTAAATAAAAATGAAACTTGGAGTGGTACAGCATGGGTTGCTGGTGGTGGTGCAACGGGAGCTGGCGGTGACGATGTGTTTTATGAAAACGGTGTAACAGTAACTACAAGTTACACACTGTCTACAAATAAAAACGCCATGTCTGTTGGTCCAATAACTGTTAATAGCGGTGCAACCGTGACAATTCCCAGCGGTCAACGCTGGATTGTTTTGTAAGGATAAATATGGCATACGGAACAATTAATACAGACAAGCTAGTAGGTTCTAGCGGGGGCACCCTTAGCCCCGATTCAGGCGTGTTTCGCAATAGAATCATCAATGGTGCGATGGTGATTGACCAGCGCAATGCAGGGGCTAGTGTTACTCCTGCAAACGGTGCAAACACATACACAGTAGATAGATGGGCTGGTTACGCAAATCAATCTTCTAAATATACTGTTCAGCAAAACGCTGGTTCTGTAACCCCTCCAGCGGGATTTAGAAATTATTTAGGCGCAACTTCTAGTTCTGCCTATTCAATTACTAGCTCAGACATATTTTTACTAAGACAATCAATAGAAGGATTTAATACTGCTGACTTTAATTGGGGAACTGCCAACGCTTCTACTGTAACTTTATCGTTTTGGGTTCGCAGTTCATTAACTGGCACTTTTGGCGGAAGTATTAATAATGATAGTGGTAACAGATTTTATCCATTTAGTTATACTATTTCAGCAGCCAATACTTGGGAACAAAAATCAGTAACCATTGCTGGTGATACAACAGGAACTTGGTATACAACAAATAGTGGTGGATTGTGGTTAAATTTTAGTTTAGGAACTGGGTCATCTAATTTGCAAACTGCTGGGTCATGGACAGCTTCATCGGCTTATGGGGCAACAGGACAAACCAACTTAGTCGGCACAAACGGAGCAACTTTCTACATAACAGGCGTACAAGTAGAAAAAGGTTCAACAGCAACATCGTTTGATTACAGACCTTATGGTACTGAATTTGCACTTTGTCAGCGTTATTATCAAAATCTTTTGTTGTTTGCTGGAAATTCTGGTGGTGCATTAAGTGTTATTAGAGCATCAAGTTCTGCTGGTGCTAGTGAATCAAATATAAATATTCAAGGCCCAACAATGAGGACAAATCCAACTGCAACGGCAGTAGCGGGTTCGTCTAATATCTTATATGCTTCTTCTTTTGGCTCTGCTGGAAGTTCATTTACTTACACTTTAAATACTACAGTAAATTCAAATGTTACTGGTCAGGTTTTAAGGTTTAGAGGTGGGCCTGCTTTAACTGATGGAACTGCCTATGTAGTTTGGTGCAATGGCGGTGACCTTTATGCAAAACTAGATGCGGAGTTATAAATGTATAAATTATGTCCTTTAAATAATCAAAGAATTCAAGATACTGTTCAGCGTCTATCAGATGGAGCATTTATTCCATTTGACCCCGCTAACACAGACTACCAAGCCTATTTAAAGTGGGTGGCTGAAGGCAACGCGCCTACTCCCGCAGACGAAGGAACACAATAATGGCATCATTAATTCCAAGTGCTAATGCATCAGGCACAGGGTCAATGACCTTGGCTGGTCCTAGCACCAATTCAAATCAAACTGTCAACATCCCAGATACAACTGGAACAATGATGGTTAGTGGCAATATGCCAGCGTTTAGTGCTTATGCAAGCGCGGGTACTTCAACTCCAAATAATACTTATACAAAAATTTTATTTGCAACAGAAGAATTCGATACAAATAATAATTTTGCTTCTTCAACATTTACACCAACAGTTGCTGGTTATTACCAAATAAATGCTGCAATAGGGCCACCAACATTTACAAGCGGTTATCATTTTCCAATGATATATAAAAATGGTTCTGCTTATAAATATGGACAACTTGCGTATGTAGCAAGTTCAATTAACGGACAGGTTGTAATATCTTCTCTTGTATATTGCAACGGCAGTACAGATTACATTGAAATGTATTGGTATCAAAGTTCTGGTGGAACGGTGACTTCTGGTACTGGTATTCCTAGTACTTGGTTTAATGGTGCATTGATAAGGAGCGCATGATGACACTCTACGACAAAATAAAAGCACTTTATCCACAACTTACAGACCATGACTTCATGACTGTAATAACACTACAAAACGACTCTGACGGCAAAGGCGATTACATAGCCAAGTGGGAACACCCTACATTGCCTAAACCCACTGAGGAGCAACTAGCATGAGTGTAATTGTCGACGGAACAAACGGACTTACGTTCCCTAATAGTTCAACACAAACAGTAGCAGGTGCTCCTTTAGCTACACCATCGTTTACATCTACCATTGGTGTAGGTGGTGCTACAGCATCTGCTAGTGGTGCTGGTGTGTCTTTCCCCGCAACCCAATCAGCATCATCTAACGCAAACACGCTAGATGATTATGAGGAGGGGACTTGGACTGCTACTGATGTTAGTGGTGCTGGATTAAGTTTTACAAACACAACACAAACATATACAAAAATAGGCAGAGTAGTAACAATTAATATAGAAAACCTTGCTTGGCCTGTAACTGCAAATACAGCGAATGTTGAACTTGGAGGATTACCTTTTACTTCGGCTCAAGTTGGTGGTGGCGGTGGAATTTCAAATTATTCTAGTAGTACTGTTGGAATGGTTGTATTAAATGGAGTTACAAATATCCGTCTTTACAACCTACCTAGTCCATATACAAGAACTATAAACGCAAATATGTCAAATAATTCTTTATATTTTTCTCTCACATATATAACAAGCACATAAGGAACAAACATGGCATTTACAGAAACAAAAACAGTAGACCAAATCACAGTCACCGAAAACGGCATAGTGCTGTATCGGGAAGCAACACGCATCCTAAAAGATGGTGAGCAGATAGCACAGACATACCATCGTACAAGCCTGACACCAGCACAAGACTTAACAGGTCAACCAGCCAATGTAGTGGCGATATGCAACGCAGCATGGACTGATGCAGTAGTCGCAGCATATGAAGCACAAGTAGCAAAAAATGCTCTGGCATAACCTATGGCAACAATTGACGCTACAGACGCCAAATTGTCTGCCCATGAGTTGGTATGTGCTGAGCGCTATGCTGTCATTAATGCCCGTTTAAAGCGCTTAGAAGGTATCCTAATAGGCGCTTGTGGCATTATGATGACAGGTATGGCAGGCACATTATTTGCAATGTTAACCCACCTTAAGTGAGAATAAAATTGACCCCATAACCATCTTTGCTACTTGTAAAGCCGCTTACAGCGGTATACAAGGTTGCATTTCTGTTTACAAAGAACTTAAAGCGACTGGAAAAGAAGTAGCTCACATTGGTGAAGAAGTTGGAGGATTCCTGTCCTCTTTCTTTGTAGGACAACAAACTTTAGAAGAAGAACACGAAAAACAAAAGGTTCAACGTAAGGCAGATGTGTTGGCTGGTAAGCCACGCAATGTCACACAAGAAGCCATTGACAATGTCATGCGTGTTAGACAAATTAGAAGGTATTACGCTGACTTAGAGCACATGGTGCGCTGGGAGCTAGGGATGCCTGACCTGTGGACTGAAATCACAGAAGAACGAGACAGACTTACGGAAGAGCGAGCGCTTCTTAAAAAGAAACAAGATGAGCTAGAACGTATAGCCAAACTTAAACGGGAATATCAACTACAACTATTTGAAGAATATTCCTGGATTGCAGTAGCTATTGTTTGTGCCATTGTCTTTATTATAGGAAACTTATGGGCGCTTCAAGAACTAGTGGAGTTGGATCGAGTACGACGTTGGGGATATTAACTGTAGTTATAGCAGCATGCTATTTGGTCACTGTAACTTTTGTTGCTGTATGGTGGACCAAAGAAGAACGTAAGCTGGCTAATAAAACTGTTGCTCGTTTGGAACGACAACTTGAAACATGTAAAAGGAACAACAATGAATGATTTGCTAGGGCTACTTAAAAACATAGCTCCAACATTGGCTACAGCTGTAGCTGGTCCTTTAGGTGGTGCTGCCGTATCAGCAATAGCGTCTAGACTGGGTGTTTCTGACAGCGTAGCAGAAGTTGCTAAAGCCATAGCAGGTGACCCAACAGCAGCACAGAAAATAGCAGAACTTGAACTTGAGTTTGCTAAAGTTGCAGCAGATGCTGGCAAGAATGAGAATGACAATGTTTCTAAACGCTGGGATGCAGACATGTCGTCTGACTCTTGGTTGTCTAAGAATATACGTCCTATGAGCCTTGTAGCTATTTTTATGGGATACTTTCTGTTTGCTATGATGAGTGCTTTTGGTTTAAATGCCAATGAGTCTTATGTTCAGTTGTTAGGACAATGGGGTATGCTAATAATGGGTGCATACTTTGGTGGTCGTACAATTGAGAAACTTGCTGAAATGAAAAAGAAATGATTCTTTCCGAACACTTTAGCTTGGAAGAAGCAACCCACTCGGACACAGCCATCCGTTTGGGTATTAATAATCAACCCGATGCTCGTCAACTTGAGAACATGAAGAAAGCAGCAATCGGTATGGAACAAGTGAGGGCACTCCTTGGTAAATCCATTTCTGTAAACTCTTGGATTCGCCTGCCAGAAGTTAATGTGGCAGTGGGCGGTAGCAAGGTGTCTAGCCATATGGATGGTTGGGCAATAGACTTTGTATCCCCCTTTGGCAATCCTTATGCAGTGTGTAAAGCCATAGAAGCTTCTGGTATTAAGTTTGACCAGATGATTTATGAATATGGTAAATGGACTCACATATCCTTTGCCCCAGAAATGCGGCAACAAAAACTAACAATTTTTAATCCTCAAAAAAAATACCTACCTGGTATTTTAACTGAGGACGAATATCACAAACAAGCGGGTTAATTATGAGCACTTCGGGCACAACTACTTGGAAACTTAACAGAAACGAGATTATTTCTGCGGCATTGCGGAAACTTGGTGTTTTGTCAGGAGGTAGTTCTCCAGAGACTTATCAAATTACTGACGCAACACAAGCCCTTAACGCTATGATTAAGGCATTTGAAACAGACGGCATGCCCCTCTGGTCAATTAAAAGTTACACCTTCACTGTAACTACAGGCACAGCCGCATACAACATTGGTCCTAGTCAAACGTTTAATACAAATAAACCGCTTAAGGTTATACAAGCTTGGCGTAATGACAGCACCTCATATTCTAATGTTCCAATGAACATTTATACAAATTATAACTACGCTATTTTACCATTAGTTAATTCTTCTGGCACACCAGTTAATTTGTATTATCAACCTTTGCGTGATTATGGTGTAATTAATTTATGGCCCAAGCCTAGCGATTCTACAACCACTATTACCCTACGTTATCAAACTCCTTTTGAGGACATGACATCTTCTACAGATGACATTGACTTTCCGTCTGAATGGACAGAAGCAATCATCTATGGATTGGCTCACAGGCTGTCTCCAGAATATGGTGTTCCTTTACAGGACAGACAATTGCTGGCTAAAGAAGCTGAGTTCTTCCATGAGAAAGCTCTGTCGTTTGGTACTGAAGAGGGTGGTATATTCT